GCCACTCAATACAAAGCTGGCTATCAGCGCATAAAGCACATTACGGTCTTTGTGGGCAGGAGGAATGATGATAGCCAGAAACATGCCGTAGAGCGACATACTGAGGGCTGTCACCATCGGTTGGGGCAACAGACTGCCAGCCATGATGCCCACAGCACATCCCGATGCCCAAAACAACGTATTATACAGATACTGAACATCCTTAAGGTCATTTCGAATACTAGACTCCGAAACGGGTGCAAAACCTTCCAAATCGAGTGCATTATTAACTCTCTCCCATAACTCCATTATGGAGTAGCCACGACGTTCTCGTAGCAGGCGGTCTATGATTATCTCACGGGCCACCGAATGTTTAGTGTTTGCCATTGTTCTTTTACTAAAATTACAAATAATATCTTTTTACCTGTCAAAAAGGGATCGCAAAATTAATAAAAATATGTGGCAATTGGTCAAAAAAAGAAAAAAATGTTAGATAGATAGTAATTTATTGTTCGATTTTTCGGTTTTCTCGCAATTTGGCTGCAAGAAAGTGATGCAAATTGCTAAAAATCAGTTCCCGTTCTCGTTAAGTGTTGAATCACCTTCATCTTCCTCAGTGATGTCGCGGCAGGCTGAGTAATAATCATTGAAGACAGCTTCTGCGTCAATTCGTTCACTTTCATCGAAACAGAAGTCTTCTTCCATCCTGATAAATGAGTCGACAACACGAGCCAACGTGAATAAGACTTCCTGCTTGGAAAACATGTGTTTTTGCTGTATTTCCATGAAGACACTTTCCAGTTCCTCAGCAGCTTCATTTGTTCTATCCTGGAGTTCAGAAAACTCCATTATCTCCTTTAGTGAATATGGTATTGCGGGTCTCATATCTATCCAAATTAAAAAGTAATACTTGTATCTGGGAGCCAGTCTGTTTCTAATAAAAATCCTGTTTTGACAATTGTAAGCTCATAGCCGAATACAGAGCAGGCATGGCTCATATTATCGACAGTCGGGTTGAAGTATTCGTTTGTTTGTGATCTAGGGTATGTTTTGATATGAGCACTGAATTTGCTGATGAATGATTTGACGCTATCCATTGAAGTTTCAGGCAGGCCCATGCTTTCTATGAAGAACATCTCCATATTGTCAACAGGCTTCTCATTCTCAATGTTATTCTCTTTCTCACAACTGGCAAAGCCTAGCGCTAAGAATAAGAAAACAGCTATCAAAGCACCTTTAAGTGTCAATACCTGACGACAAATAGACATTTTACCCATATCTTTGTAATTTCCTGCAAAGGTAACGAATATTTTTCAAATAATAAGATTCTCAGCCAATTATTTATAAAACTCCACCCAAAGCTATAGGATAAACGTCATGTTGTGGGAACTTCTCACAGCCAATATACAGCGTATCAAAAGCATCCGTGCCGTCCGTACGGTGTTCAAGCAAGTCCTCTTCGGACTCAGGTTGCTTTTCCATAGACTTGTTCTTATGAAAGCCGTTTCTACCCCGCTCTACCCCAGCAGACTGAATGGCCAGAATGAGGTCATCATTGTTCTGACGGTTGAAGAACGGCATCAGGCGCTGCTTGCCAGCAAAGCCTTGGTTGATGAGCAGGTACTTCTCATCATGTCGCATCGGGTTGCCGAGGTACACATCCTGTACCTGCCACCCGTGACGCTCGAATTCATGGACGACCACATAGCGGAAGTCCTGGTCGTTGACGGCATAGTTCGAGCCAAGAGCTGTAGCATCGTAGTAGAAAATCACCGTCTTGTTCTGATGATAAGCGTAGTACGCACAGAAATCATCCACCAAGGCGGGTATTTTACGCTCGAACTTGACGTAGAAGGACTTTAAGACGTTCAAGCGGTTGCCGCTTGGCTGACCAGCCACAATCCAGTTGATATTGGCATTGTAGTCCATGCCGATACAGATAGGAGCCAGAGGGTTTACATCCTCGTCGGCTCTTGAATCGAGGCATCCTCCTATTGTGCTGAACTGTGACGCTGCCTTGATGTCGTAGTTCTGCTGGCTCGTTTCCTTTAGAATCTTGTCGTAACCGAGTTCATCGAGATACGCAAAGTTAGAGGCATCATACTTGTGATGCTCCTGCATCGACGAGTAGAAACCGTCGTGTGTGATTCCGATACGTTGACAGAGAATACTTGTCTGGAAGGTCTTTGGCGTCAAATCTCGTTTCATTTGACGCAAGTACTCTTCGCCCAGAAGCTGAAGGTTCTCAATGGTGCTGTACTCCTTATAGTACACCGCCACTGAGCGCATCTTGTTCAGCGACTGGTCCAGCCATTTCAAGTAGCCTTTCAGGTACTGAGGAATGGGCTGGTGCTGCTCTTTGAGACGGGCAATACGTTCCTTTGTTTCCCAAATCTTATAGATGGTGCCTTGTATTGTGGCAATCAATTCAGGATCCATCTTCTCGCGATAATGCAGGAACCAGGAGCCCTTCTGAGTCTGGGGCATATCGCTGAGTACCATCATGGCGTGATTAAACGAATGATGGCCGAAATACGAGCGAATACCGCCGTTGGCGGGCAGCGTCTCGTCTTTCAGTTTATTGTAGTCAATGAACTTTGCTTCGTCTATGAGAAGCCAAGAAAGGGTCAGAGAGTTAGAAGAACCGGGGCGGTCCTGACTGATGATGACCGCTATAGAGCCATTATAGAACGTGATGACATGCTCATAGTCAGCAGGCTCGGTAATGGGCTTGCCGAAGGACTTTGGCGGTTTACGGCCAACCACGTAGTGGATGCCGTTGAGATAGCCCCATCGTTTCCATGCCGCCAACAGTCCAGGAATGGTATTCGTAAGACCATGTTTGAACGTGGGTACCACGATGCCGCCAGTACTGCCCGGCATTCGTTGCATGTTACGCAATACGAATGGCGAGGCAATGGAGTCCGTCTTACCTGTACGACGGCCAGCCACAATGACCGTTGTCTTGGCACCAATGTACTGGGCCATCAACTGCGGTTTGTTGAAGTACACACGCTTCTCATGAAGCTTGGCTTCCGCATCCCAAAGAGAGGTATCAAACTTGTTCTGGCTCATCTTTATGCTCATCAAAGATTTCCTCGAAATTCAAATCAGCTTCCTCATACTCAATATTTAGCGTATCAGGATTAGAAGCGCCCAGTTCCTTGGTAAGCTTCTTAATACGCTCGTCGATATTAGGCACGGGATTGATACCAACCACACGCGGGTCTGTAGTTGGGAAGAAGGGCTGTACTACAATCATGTGATAAGGTACTGCCGTTTCATCTTCCACATCGATGCGGTTGTATTTAGCGTATGAGGTAGCCGCTTTCTCCATCGTCTTCGTATCCTTACGCTTCTTGGCCATCTGGTACGTTTCGAGAATCATCTCGTTATAGCGCCAACGGTGGTAGTCGCGTGAAGCCTCGCCCAGATTAGGCAATAGAGACTTCACAATCTTCAAGTCAGCGTATGCCGTCACCTTGGAAATGCCGTACCGCTGCATGATTTCATCCACAAACTGTCGGTCTTTAGCGTCGCAGTTGGCAACACACCATGTCACCATGTCACGCAGGCGAAGAATGTGCTCAACCTGTGTGATGGCGTATTTTCCCTCTAAATCCTCCCTGGAGGTATAGAGGTCGGCACGGGCGATATCTATGATTGATGGTAAGGGCATGGACGATGGTTAATGGTTCAGGGTTAAGGGTTCATGGTTGATTTATTCGTCATCCTCCATGTCCATCAAGTTCTTTTGGGCATTCTCCAATGCAAGCGGACTACCCACATACGCCAACTGCATTTCCTGATGCAGCAGCTTCACCTTAGAAGCGGCCTTTCCCTTGTGGTACCGCTTGCTTACCTCCGTTGAACGGTCAGCAATATCTTCGCGTAACTGCTCTGCAGGAACGTCGAAGAGTACGGCAATATCCGATATTTTGAGATAGATAGAGGCGTATTGCTCTATCTGGTCCAACATTTCAGAAGAATATTCATTTTTTGACATAAAAACTTGCAAATTTGAAATTTAATGTTTATCTTTGCAGCGTCATCTAACAGATGATAGGGACAGGACGAAAGTCGTGTACCGCCACGAGGTCGTTTTTCAGCGGCCTCATATAAAAGGGCTTTGAATACCGCGCTGGATTGGATCTCCAGAGGGAAGGGTTCAAAGCCAACATGCGGGGGGTGTACCACGAAAGTGGAGCCTCCCGTTCCCTTTTCTAAGCTATACACCTTCATTTACTCTTTGCCTAAACAAGTCATATAAAGGTACAGAATGATTCTCTATAAGGTCTGTAACCTGTGCATGAAGCGTAGCGAATATGGCTGGGTCAGTCGAAATGACAGCTGACTCGTGGCGGTTGCCTCGTGTCAGGTTCTGTGAAGTAATGACTGAGACGGTTTGCCCGTTCTCAGCCTGTACCAGCAGAATCTTCGAATGGTTGTCAGTGAGAAAGGTACGCTGAATCACCTGTGTCATGAATGACCAAAGCTTCAGCGTCTTGTTCGTGGCCTTATGGTCCAGTACTAGGTTGAATTCGGCCACTCTCCCACTCTTTTCGATGAAGAACAGCCTACGAAGGAACTCCTCAGAGATAGAGAATGAAGTTTGCCACACCTTGGCCGTGCCCACCTGTTCCAATATCCATTCAAGTAGGTCTGCCACCTGAACGGCATTGGATAGGTAGGCTTGTGAAGGGCACTCAGCGAGAGGCTTCACAACGTCGGCCATTGATGCGGTACGCTTCATTTCTTAGCGGTTTTCTTCGTAGTACGCTTTGTAGCGGCCTTTGCCCTCTTGGGCTTAGCCTCTGCAGGAGCGGGCTGCTCTTCCTTAACAGCTGCATCTTCGGTTAATCCTTGTGGATTATCTGAAGGTTCAGCAGGTGTATCGACTGGAGCAGTTTCGGTTAATCCTAGTGGATTATCTGAAGTAGGCTCACTTTCGCCAGTCTGCTCTTCCTCTTCTGATGTTTTGGTTAATCCTTCGGAATTAACTGAAGTATCTTCGGTTTCATCAGCCTTGTCATCCTCAGGTTCTGGGGCTGCAGAACCATCACCAGCTGGAGTACCAGGAATGAAATGGTCGTAGATGTCCCAGTTCTCAACGCGTTTCTTATCCAATGCTATGATTTCCTTCAGGAAGGGGTAACGCTCACTGTCCGGGCAGGTGGCTTCATCAAGGCTCAGCGTACGCAGTCGAAGATGCAGCTCACGCATACGGTGAATCAGATCCAGGTTCTCAACATAGAGTGCCTGTATCTCAGCAGGCAGCATGTCGTGGTCGGCACGTTTGCCAGCCTTAAACTCAGCAAACTCTTCAGATTTGCCAAAGCCAGAGTTTAATGATTCAGTTATTGCAAAAGGCTTAATAACCTTTGCCACGATGTCCTCTACCTTATCTTGCATCTCCTGCACCTGTTCTTTAGTCAACTGTTGCAGACGGAAGTTCAGGTACTTCTGGAGCTGTCCCTTGATGAATTCCGCCTTACCTTTCGGGTTCACCGAAATGTTGCGGTACATGATTTTATTACCCGACAGCTGGAGAAGCAGGATGGCACCCTCGTCCCAATTCTTCTGGGCATCAGGTGTATTGATCCATGCTTGCAGCTGCTCGGTAAATTTCGGGTCTTGTTTCATAAATAATTAACTTAGAATTAACTTTAAAGTTTGTTGTTTATCCCACTGAGAAACAATAAGTTTTTATTATACGGTTCAAGTGCTCGTTTCATAGCTTGAAGCGTTTGCCCAGTGGTTACGAAGTCGTCAAAACAGATGATATTCTGCTCCTTCGGAACTACGTTCACATCGAAGATGGCGTTCACTCTTTGCTTGCTTCTGCAGCTACAAACATCCTCGTAAAACGGGATATGAAGTTGGGCTGCAATCTGCTCAGATATACGTGTGGCGAAGTTCTTCACCAAGTGTCTGCGCTTAGGTGTGGTGATAATGCACCAGTCGCCTTTTGACAGTGCCGGGCCTATCAGTTCTGAGACATACGACACCATCGTACAGGCAAAGAACGGCACCATAGAATCATCAGCCTTTATCTCTGTCAGTGTCCGTCCATAGACTGACTTCTGCCAGTATGATAGGAAGAACAAGCCAGAACGTCGTGTGAGCCTTG